CCCACTAACCGAGGAACCTAAGGGTATCCAGTATGGTGGCGACGAAGACTCAAACAGCACCACTCCTGAGGTGTCAGGGCGTAAGTCACTCAAGGTGGCCAAGACGACCGAACCTACAGGGTCAGTCAGTAAAATCCGTAAGTCAGCTTTAGGAGGCTAACATGGGACTGTTCAAGAAAATCAAGAAGGCTATCTCCAAGGTAGTCAAGGCACCACTCAAGGCCGTTGGTCTGGCAGCAGATGCGCCTAACGTGCAGACAGCCGCTGAGACACCTGTGGCCGCACCTCAAGAAGCACCGAAAGAGGTCGTGGAGGACGTTGAGTCTTCGGCAGACACCGAGTCTGGTAAGAAGAAAACTCGCGCCTCCGGTAAGAAGTCCCTCTCAGTTTCCCGCAGCTCTGGCGGTGGGATTAACTTATGATTGGTTACGGGGAGGGCTAACAAATGGCAGAAGTTAAACTCGAAGGCTTCGCAGAGGAGGGAGCCAAGGCGGTATACGACCGTCTGAAGAACGACCGACAGCCTTACGAGACACGAGCAGAGTCCTGTGCGCAGTACACGATTCCCTCACTGTTCCCTAAGGATTCCGATAACGCATCAACTGATTACACGACTCCGTGGCAATCCGTAGGTGCTCGCGGCCTGAACAACCTAGCGTCCAAGCTGATGCTGGCCCTGTTCCCGATGCAATCATGGATGAAGTTGACCATTAGTGAATACGAAGCGAAGAACCTTCTGGGTGACGCTGAGGGTCTCGCTAAGGTCGATGAGGGCCTCTCAATGGTAGAGCGCATCATCATGAACTACATCGAGTCCAACAGTTATCGAGTGACTCTCTTTGAGTGCTTGAAGCAACTGTGTGTGGCCGGGAACGCGCTGCTGTACTTACCGGAGCCTGAGGGTTATACCCCGATGAAGCTCTATCGGCTGAACTCGTATGTGGTCCAGCGAGACGCTTTCGGTAACGTACTCCAGATTGTCACTCTCGACAAGATTGCGTTCAACGCTCTCCCTGAGGATGTCCGCAGCCAAGTGGAAGCAGCCCAAGGTGAGCAGAAGGAAGACGCTGAGATTGACGTCTATACCCACGTGTACCTTAACGAAGCCGGGGACGGCTACTCGAAGTACGAAGAGGTTGCCGAAGCGGTGGTTCCTGGCAGCGAAGCCGAGTACCCACTCGAAGAGTGTCCATACATTCCGGTCCGCATGGTCCGCATCGACGGTGAATCCTATGGTCGTTCCTACGTGGAAGAGTATCTGGGCGACCTCAAGTCCCTAGAGAACCTCCAAGAGTCCATCGTGAAGATGGCCATGATTACCGCTAAGGTTATCGGTCTGGTAGACCCAGCAGGCATAACTCAGGTCAGACGACTCACGGCAGCACAGTCTGGTGCGTTCGTACCGGGCCGTAAGCAGGACATTGAGTTCCTCCAGCTGGAGAAGTCCGGTGACTTTACCGTAGCGAAGAACGTTAGCGACACCATTGAGGCTCGCCTCTCGTATGCCTTTATGCTCAACAGTGCGGTACAACGTACAGGCGAGCGAGTCACAGCTGAAGAGATTCGGTACGTGGCGTCAGAGCTGGAAGATACCCTAGGCGGTGTCTACTCGATTCTCTCGCAGGAACTCCAGCTGCCTCTGGTAAGAGTGCTCTTGAAGCAACTACAAGCCACGCAGCAAATCCCGGAGTTACCTAAAGAGGCCGTCGAGCCAACTATCAGCACTGGCCTTGAGGCTATCGGGCGCGGGCAGGACCTTGACAAGCTGGAGCGGTGCATTAACGCATGGTCAGCTCTTAAGGCCCTCGAAGGTGATGATGACCTCAACTTGGCTAACCTCAAGTTACGTATTGCTAACGCTATTGGACTAGACACCGCTGGTATGCTTCTCACTCAGGAGCAGAAGAACGCCCTTATGGCACAGCAGGGTGCTCAGATTGCTACACAGCAAGGGGCCGCAGCGTTGGGTCAGGGGATGGCCGCACAGGCTACTGCAAGTCCTGAAGCGATGGCCGCAGCGGCTGATTCAGTCGGTATGCAACCGGGCATGTAATTAGGTAGCACTATAGGGAGACACATCCAGATTGAATGAGGTCTGGTCAGAAGGTTCGAGTCCTTCGTGTTTCCCTCTTAGTCTTAACTTTAAGGAGATTGAAATGGCTGGCGAATCTAACGCAGACGTATATGCATCCTTCGGTGTCAACAGTGCCGTACTGACTGGTAGTACACCGGAGGAGCACCAAGAAAACATGTTGGCTCTTGATGTTGCTGCCCGTGATGGCGATGATGCAATCGAGCTGAATACCAACAGTGATGACCCGTATGGCTCCGATGTGGACCCGTTCGGTGAACCTGAAGAGGGCCGTATGCAGGTCCGCATCTCCGCTGACGGTTCCGACGAAGAGTCCACCGAAGGTGAAGAGGGTTATGAAGAAGAACAGCAGGGCGACGAAGAGAGTCAGCCGGAGGAAGTAACCGACGATGGTGAACCTGAAGAGTTCAAACCTATTGGCGAAACTCCGGCTGACATCAACGAAGCCTCCCAGCAGCTGGAAGAACACGAAGCTGGCTTTAACGACATGGTTGCCACTGCAATCGAACGCGGTCTCTCACAGGATGCTGTGACCCGTATTCAGCAGGAGTATCAGAACGAAGACAGTCTGTCCGAGGAGTCTTACCGAGAGTTGGCCGAGGCTGGTTACAGTAAGGCGTTCGTCGATGCGTACATTCGCGGTCAGGAAGCTCTGGTCAACCAGTACGTCGAGAAAGTGATGGACTTCGTAGGTGGCCGCGAGCGCTTCCAGCAGGTCTACGGTCACATGAAGACCAATAACCCTGAGGGTGCCGAGGCGCTCATCAAGGCTTTTGAGTCTCGTGACGTAGCCACCATGAAGACGATTCTGAACCTAGCGGGACAGTCTCGTGATAAAACCTTTGGTAAGAAAGCTGAGCGCTCTATTGCCAAGCGTGCAACCCCAGCGAAACCTGTGGCCCGTAAAGCAGAAGGCTTCGAGTCTCAGGCTGAGATGATTAAAGCTATGTCAGACCCGCGTTACCGCACCGACTCCAAGTACCGTCGTGAAGTGGAACAGAAGGTCATCGACTCTAAGTTTTAATTAGGTAGCACTATAGGGAGAGACAGATAGTTCCTCTCGGTCTGACCGATGTCTTGGTCTGTCCTCCCGCTTAGAGTTACACAATGAGTATCACCTCGTTTCAAGTAGTACCTCAAAACATTTCGTATAAACAACATAAGGAGATTCAACATGGCTAACATGCAAGGTGGACAGCAGCTCGGTACTAACCAAGGTAAAGGTCAATCCGCAGCAGACAAGCTGGCGCTATTCCTGAAAGTATTCGGCGGTGAAGTCCTGACCGCATTCGCTCGTACCTCTGTGACCACCAACCGTCACATGCAGCGTCAAATCAGCTCCGGTAAGTCCGCACAGTTCCCTGTGATTGGTCGCACCAAGGCTGCTTACCTGCAACCGGGCGAGTCTCTGGATGATAAACGTAAAGACATCAAGCACACCGAGAAGACCATTAACATTGACGGCCTGCTGACCGCTGACGTGCTGATTTACGACATCGAAGACGCGATGAACCACTATGACGTGCGCTCCGAGTACACCTCTCAGATTGGTGAATCTCTGGCGATGGCAGCTGATGGTGCGGTTCTGGCTGAGCTGGCTGGTCTGGTTAACCTCGCGGATTCCGTCAACGAGAACATCGCTGGTCTGGGTAAACCGTCCCTGCTGGAAGTTGGCGCTAAGGCTGACCTGACTGACCCGGTCAAACTGGGCCAAGCGGTTATCGCACAGCTGACCATTGCTCGTGCAGCTCTGACCAAGAACTACGTCCCGGCTAACGACCGTACGTTCTACACCACCCCGGACGTGTACTCTGCGATTCTGGCGGCTCTGATGCCGAACGCTGCGAACTATGCGGCTCTGATTGACCCTGAGCGTGGTTCTATCCGTAACGTGATGGGCTTCGAAGTCGTTGAGGTTCCGCACCTGACAGCTGGTGGTGCTGGCGATGACCGCCCGGACGAAGGCGCAGAAGCGACCAACCAGAAGCACGCCTTCCCGGCAACTGGTGGTAAAGTCAACAAAGAGAACGTTGTGGGCCTGTTCCAGCACCGTTCCGCTGTCGGTACCGTTAAGCTGAAAGATCTGGCGCTGGAGCGTGCACGCCGCGCTGAATATCAGGCTGACCAGATTATCGCTAAGTACGCGATGGGTCACGGTGGTCTGCGTCCAGAATCGGCTGGTGCGCTGGTTTTCACGGCAGCCTAAGCGTAAATACCTTTAGTGCTCGGACGGTAACTCCGTCTGAGTCTGAGGTACAGACTGTGACCCTTGCTGGTGATTCACTTAAGGTGACACTTGATGGGCTGGAGGGAGTAACGGACTGGTCAACCCTTGAGGTAACTTATGGTACTTCAGGGATTGCCAGCCACACTCGCCGGACCAACACGCTGTACTTCAAAGGAATCGCTGTGGGCGAAACTCTGGTGACTGTCAGCTTTGACGGGTCTGAAAGGAAGTCCTTTAAGCTGGTCGTGACTAATTAAAAACTAAGCCAAACCCCTTGGGGACCACTCACGGTCTCTGAGGGGTTTTTTCGTTAGGAGCTTACATTATGAACATGCAAGATGCTTACTTTGGGTCTGCCGCTGAGCTGGATGCCATCAACGAGATGCTCGCAGCCATCGGTGAATCCCCGGTGACAACCCTTGACGAAGATGGTAGCGCAGACGTAGCGAACGCTCGTCGTATCCTCAACAGGATTAACCGCCAGATTCAGTCTAAAGGTTGGGCCTTCAACATCAACGAGTCGGCCACACTGACCCCGGATGCCAGCACAGGACTCATCCCATTCCGTCCAGCATACCTGTCCATCCTAGGTGGTCAGTACGTTAACCGTGGAGGTTGGGTGTACGATAAGTCCACAGGTACAGATACCTTCTCTGGACCAATCACCGTAACCCTGATTACTCTTCAGGACTACGACGAGATGCCTGAGTGTTTCCGCCAGTGGATTGTCACCAAGGCCAGCCGCCAGTTCAACTCTCGGTTCTTCGGAGCGGAGGACGTAGAGAACTCGCTGGCACAGGAAGAGATGGAAGCGCGGATGGCCTGCAACGAGTACGAGATGGACTTCGGCCAGTACAACATGCTCGACGGTGACGCATACGTTCAGGGTCTCATCGGTCGTTAATCAGAAACTTAAGGAGGACCAAATGGCTCTCGTATCACAATCAATCAAGAACCTCAAGGGAGGCATTAGCCAACAGCCTGAAATCCTACGGTACCCAGAGCAGGGTTCGCTTCAGGTCAACGGTTGGTCCTCCGAGACTGAGGGTCTCCAGAAGCGCCCACCCATGGTGTTCATCAAGTCCTTAGGAGACCGTGGGTACCTTGGGGAAGACCCATACATTCACCTCATCAACCGCGATGAGTACGAGCAGTATTACGCAGTTTTCACTGGGAACGACGTTCGGGTATTCGACCTGTCCGGCTACGAGTATCAGGTCAGGGGTGACCGCTCGTACATCTCCGTAGTCAACCCCAAGGATAACTTGCGGATGATAACCGTGGCCGACTACACGTTCATCGTTAACCGTACCCGACAGGTCCGCGAGAACCAGAACGTGACCAACGGTGGCACCTTCAGGGACAACGTGGATGGGATTGTCAACGTCCGTGGTGGCCAGTATGGTCGTAAGCTCGAAGTGAACATTAACGGTGTATGGGTCAGCCACCAGCTCCCTCCGGGTGACAACGCTAAAGACGACCCACCTAAGGTCGACGCACAGGCCATTGCGGCAGCACTCGCTGACCTACTCCGTGTGGCACACCCAACGTGGACCTTCAACGTGGGGACTGGCTATATCCACTGTATCTCACCTGCTGGGGTAACTCTAGATGAGTTCCAGACGAGGGACGGTTACGCTGACCAGCTGATTAACCCGGTGACCCACTACGTTCAGAGCTTCTCTAAGTTGCCGCTGAATGCTCCAGATGGGTACACGGTGAAGATTGTCGGAGACACGTCCAAGACTGCCGACCAGTATTACGTGAAGTATGACGCTTCACAGAAGGTCTGGAAGGAAACCGTCGGTTGGAACATCTCGGTGGGCCTTGAGTATCACACGATGCCTTGGACGCTGGTACGTGCGGCTGACGGTAACTTTGACCTTGGGTATCATGAGTGGAAGGACCGCCGCGCTGGTGACGATGACACTAACCCTCAGCCGTCCTTTGTTAACTCGACGATAACCGATGTGTTCTTCTTCAGGAACCGCTTAGGGTTCATCTCTGGGGAGAACATTGTACTGTCCCGCACCAGTAAATACTTCGAGTTCTACCCGCCGTCAGTGGCCAACTATACGGATGATGACCCGCTGGATGTTGCTGTGAGTCATAACCGTGTGTCGGTCCTTAAGTACGCTGTGAGCTTCGCAGAGGAGCTTCTGCTGTGGTCTGATGAGGCACAGTTCGTTCTGTCGGCCAACGGTGTGTTATCCGCTAAGACTGCACAGCTGGACCTGACCACCCAGTTCGATGTGTCGGACCGTGCGCGTCCTTACGGTATCGGTCGGAATATCTACTATGCGTCTCCTCGCAGCTCCTTTACGTCCATCATGCGTTACTACGCGGTACAGGATGTAAGCTCTGTGAAGAACGCAGAGGACATGACGGCCCACGTCCCGAACTACATCCCGAACGGTGTGTACAGCATCAACGGGTCTGGTACGGAGAACTTCGCGTGTGTGCTGACCAAGGGAGATCCCAGCAAGGTGTTCATCTACAAGTTCCTCTACATGGATGAGAGCATCCGCCAACAGTCGTGGTCTCACTGGGACTTCGGTGATGGTGTTGAGGTTATGGCCGCAAACTGTATCAACTCGACGATGTACATGCTGATGCGGAATGCCTACAACGTGTGGATAGCTGCGGTGGACTTTAAGAAGAACTCTACGGACTTTCCGTTCGAGCCTTACCGATTCCACGTGGACGCCAAGCGGTCATACCACATCTCAGAGACTGCATACGACATTGAGACGAACCAGACAGTAGTGAACGTCAAGGACATCTACGGTGCGTCGTTCTCTAAGGGTACCGTGGCAATCTGCGAGAGTGACGGTAAAATCACCGAGTACGAGCCTACGGGTTCCTCTTGGGATTCAACCCCGGACATCCGCATTAGTGGTGACATCTCAGGCAAGGACATTGTCATCGGGTTCCTGTACGACTTCCAGTATGTGTTCAGTCGGTTCCTCATCAAGCAGGAGCAGAACGACGGCACAACGTCCACTGAGGACTCTGGTCGCCTACAGCTGCGCAGAGCGTGGGTGAACTATCAGGACACTGGCGCGTTCACTGTGAGCGTCGATAATGGTAGCCGGGAGTTCAACTATCTGGTCAACGCTCGAGTAGGTTCTACTGGTCTACGTCTGGGCCAGAAGGCCACGACCACTGGTCAGTATCGTTTCCCGGTGACAGGTAACGCACTGTATCAGAAGGTGTCCTTGAGTTCCTTCAACGCTTCCCCAGTGTCAATCATTGGGTGCGGCTGGGAGGGTAACTACATGAGACGCGCTAACGGTATTTAACTGAACGTCTCCCTGTGGTGTTGCTCAATTAGGTAGCACTATAGGGAGACCACACTAAGAGGGGACTTAAAGCATGTACATAAGAAACACTGTAAGTAATGACTTCGAGTTATTCATCCCGGCCTACCATGACGTACTAGAGGCGCAGGCCATGGGTATAGAACCATCGTTCCCAGCGGTTACTGAGTGTGTCACGTTAGACCACGATGGTTTTCCTTTGGCTATAGGTGGACACTGCGGAGACCAGTGCTGGTTCGTCACGAGTGACCAAGTGTGGAGGCTCGACAGGGCTGGCAAGCTGGAGTTCCGTGAGAGAATCATTGAGTACAGGGACATGTTATTAAATGTTTACCCATCCCTGTGGAACTTCGTGTGGGTCGGTAATGGTCCTCACAAGCGGTTTCTTAAGTCCATCGGTGCTGTATTCCACGAGGAGTACACTCAGGGTGGGAAGTTCCAACTGTTCACCATAACGAGGAGGTAACTATGTGCTGGATGGCAGCTATTCCTATTGCGATGACGGCAGTGCAAGCCATTGGTCAGTCGCACAGTGAAGCCAAGATGATTGGCCTTCAGAATGACCAGATGCGCCGACAGTCTGCCCAGATGATTAAAGAGTCAAACATTCAGAACGCTAACGCCAGCCTTGAGCAGAAGCAGAAGCTGGAAGAAGCCAGTGCGGACCTGACCGCTAAGAATCTCGATAAGGTTCAGGCCATGGGTACAATCCGTGCAGCAATCGGAGAGGGAAACCTTGAGGGAGCCAGTATGGACCGTATCAGCCGAATCGAGGAGGGCAAGTTCATTCGGGAGGCCAACGCGGTCACCGATAACTACCGTCGAGACTATGCGTCGCTGTTCGCTCAGCAGCTGGGTAACTCTGAGTCGACTATTGACCAAGTTAAGTCCATGCAGAAGGCTGAGGGCAAAGGTAAGTCTAAGCTGGAGCAGGTACTAGACCCGCTGGCGCTGATGACCTCACAGGGTGCATCCGCATATTCGTCGGGTGCGTTCGACAGCAAGGGAACCAAGGCACCAATTAGTCAGGCCCAAGGTACTAAGGTAGGAGGTAAATAATGGCCAGTAAATTAGAACAAGCATTAAGCCAACTCCCACAGGCCGGGTCTACCCGCATCCGTGGTGGCTCAGCGTCCATGCAGTATCGCCCGGTGACCGTCCAGCAGGAAGGCTTCCGTCAGTCCAACCTCGTGCAGTCCTTGGCGAAGTTTGGTACAGCGGTTGGTGAGGCGGCGGATGCCTACGACAAGCGTCAGCGAGACAAGGCCGATGAGCGGTCCGATGAGATTATCCGTAAGTTGACCCCAGAGCAGCGCCGCGAGGCAATCAAGAACGGGACCCTGCTGTATCAGGATGACCCGTACGCTATGGAGGCCCTACGGTTCAAGACTGGCCGTAACGCTGCGTTCCTCATTGACGACGAAGTGGCACAGCGTGTCCAGAACGGTGAGTTCCGTACTCGTGCTGAGATGGAAGAGTATCGTCACAAACGGTTGACCGAAGGTGCCAACGAGTTCGCCGAACAGTTCATGATTAACCCTGAGGACTCTGAGTTCCAGAGAGGGTTCAACGCGAACATCACTGAGCGCAACATCTCGCTGTACGGTAAGCACGATACGTTCCTGAGCGAGCAAGCCCAGAAGGGAGCCATACTGGCATCGAAGGTGGAGCTGTCAGGCGTGCTCAAAGACCCTGCCGTTCTGGCCCGTCCAGAGTCCGGTGAGTTCTTCCAGCGCTACATCGACAATGCGCTTAAGACTGGTAGTATCCCTAGCGACGCTCAGGCACAGCAGGTCATCATCGGGTCCCTTAACGACGTCATTCAGCGTCCGGGTGCTACCAACTTCTTGCAGAGCCTTGCAGACCGTCCGGTTACCCTCAACGGGAAGACCTCGACCTATAAGGAGCTTATGGGTGAGGAGCAATGGAACGCCCTGATGGTCAAGGCCCAGTCGACTCAGTTCGACAATGACGCTAAGTTGTCAGAAGGTTTTCGCCTTGGGATTACCAGCGCGTTGAACCAAGACGACACCAGCAAGGGCTGGGAGATGCTTCAGGGTGCCAAAGCGGAACTTGACCGTCTACAGCCCGGTGAGCAGATGACCCCAGAGCGTGAGCGTTTGATTCAGGCTGAGGAGCAAATGCAGGCCCGTTTCCGTCAGGAGGCCCAAGCGAAAGCCAAGGAGATGGACAAGCGGCAGAAGACCATCAACAAGAATCAGGTAATCGACCAGCAGTTCACCAAACGCATCAACGGTCAGTACGTGTCCACCAGCTACAAGGATATGCCGACCAACGAGAACACCGGAGAGTTCACTCACAGTGACATGGTGAACTACGCTAACGGTAAGCTGGCCGAGATTGACCAGATGCAGCTCACGGAGCAACAGAAGGACCGCATGAAGCTGAGCTACCTCCGGGCAGACTCAGAGGGTGGGGCCTTCCGCACCGTTGTGGGCCAGATGGTAACCGATGCTGGGTCTGAATGGTCTGCCGCCGTGATTAACGGTAAGTTACCTGAGGACACCACGGCACTGAATAAACTGCGCACTATGCGTAACACCGACCCTGACCTATTCGCAGCACTGTATCCTGATAAGGCTGAGCTGTTCCTAACGCTTGACATGATGGATAAGCAGGGGATTGACCCTCAGATCCTCATCGACGCTGACCGTTCTCGCCGCAGCCTAACAAAAGAGATGCAGTACGAGGATGACAAAGCGTGGGCGGCACTGAAGAACAACTCCCAGTCCCCAGAACTGTCCCGCATTCCGGCCAGTCTTGATGCTATGGCGAGAAAGATGTATGACAGCGTCAAGTACCGCACAGGCAACAGTGACATGGCTATGGAGCAGGTCGATAAGTTCCTCAAGGAATCCACTGTGACCTTCAAAGGTGATGACGTGGATGGCGATACCATTGGTATTATCCCGAAGAACATCCTACAGGTCAGTGACGACCCTAAGAGCTGGGAGCAGGGCCGAGACATCCTTGAAGAAGCCCGTAAGGGAATCATCGCGGCTAACCCTTGGGTGACCAACAAGCAGCTGACGATGTACCAGCAGGGCGACTCTATCTACATGATGGACACCACTGGTACTGTACGCATCCGCTACGACAAGGAGCTACTGACTCGAACCTATCAGGAACAGCAGCAGCGACTGGCTAAGGAAGCCGAAGAGAAGGCACTGAAGGAAGCAACCAAACGCGCACCTATCTCCGCAGCCACTCAGGCCCGTAAGGCCGCTGGTGAGCGTGTCCGTGCGAAACGTAAAGCCACTCCGAAGTTCATCTATGGAGGTGGTGACCAATAACCATTAAGGAGACAACATGAGCTACGATAAGTCTAAACCTAGCGATTACGATGGCATCTTCCAGAAGGCAGCAGACTCTCATGGGGTCTCCTATGACCTCCTGCGTAAGTTATCGTTTAACGAATCATCCTTCAACCCTAAGGCCGTCTCTAAGACTGGCCCTAAGGGCATCATGCAGTTCACCCGCAACACGGCCCGGGCGATGGGCCTTAACGTGACCGATGGTGACGACGATGGGCGATACAACCCAGAGTTAGCCATTGACGCTGGCGCTAAGCTGCTTGCGAGCCTCGTTAAGAAGTACAATGGGGATGAGCTGAAAGCAGCCCTAGCGTACAACCAAGGGGAAGGCCCATCGGGTGCTCCCCAGCTTCAAGCGTACGACAAGGGTGACTTCGGGGCTATCTCGGAGGAAGGTCGTAACTACATGCGCAAGCTGCTGGATGTGGCCAAGAGCCCGAACTCAGGAGCACTGGAGGCGTTCGGAGGCATCACCCCAAAGGGTAAAGGGATTCCCGCAGAGGATGCCTTCAAGGGCATCGCTAAGGCTGGAAAGGTTGGTACCGAACTGCCGGAGTCCCATGGGTTCGACGTTGAAGGTGTAGCGCAGGAAGCTCCCAACACGCCATACGCTAAGGACTTCTGGGAGAAGACCGGGACGACTCTCGACGAGTATAACTCTCGGTCAACCTTCTTCGGGTTCGGTGATGCTGCTGATGCTCAGCTTCAGAACTCCACATTAGGTGTGGCCTTCCGTGCTGCGCGGGCTGACGATGGGTACGATGTGTTCAAGGACACGATGACCCCGACTCGCTGGAACTCTTACGTCCCCTCCAAGGAAGACTTACAGAAGCTGCGAGACTCCGGGTTACCTCCGAGTTACTACGGTGTGGTGACTGGTGGTGACGGTGAGAACTGGGATGCACTCATTAAGCTGGCCAAGGATAACTTCGAGGCTGACCAACGGGCCGCTGAGGCTGGTACTGGGGCGAAACTCGCTGCTGGTATCGTTGGTGCTGGTGTGGACCCGCTCAGCTATGTTCCTCTGGTCGGTGTGGCCGGGAAGGGACTCAAGGTGGTCAATAAGGCCCTGCGAGTAGGCGCACAGGCTGGGGCACTCAGTGTTGCCTCTGAGGGAATCCGTACGTCAGTAGCTGGTGGCGAAGCTCACTACGCTGATGCGGCACTTGGAGGGTTACTGTTCGGCGCTGGCATGTCGGCTCTCAGTGACGCTGTGGCCGCTGGTATCCGTAAGGCTCGTGGGGTCGAGTCTGTGAATGAGTTCGCTGGTCCAGCACTCCGTATGGAAGCGCGAGAGACCGCCATCAACACTGGTGGTCACGACACCTCGACACTGCCTCCAGAGAACTTCTCGTTCGAGCAGGACCACAGAGGTGTTCCGTTTGCCGACCACCCGACCGAAGAGGGCGCAGTGGTTCTGGCCAATGGTTCCATCCTGAGCGATACCAACCCACTTAACCCAAGGACTCAACGTGACTTCGCAGAGATTGACCCAGAGCGTTCAGCTCCCGGTATCAAGCTCGGTGGGTTCACTGAGATTGGCCTGAAGACCTTAGGGTCCAAGGATGCTGGTGTACGTGCAATCGCTCAGGACCTCGTGCGCTCTCCAACAGGGATGCAATCAGGGTCTAGTGGTAAGTTCGGTGCGACCGCTTCGGATATCCACGAGCGTCTCCACGCGACTGACCAGCGGATGTATAACCAGCTGTATGATGCTGTTGACCGTGCCATGAAGGACCCAGAGTTCTCCGTGGGTGAGCAGAAGATGTCGCGTAGGGCCATCCGTCAGGAAGTCTACAAGCGTGCTGCCTTGGCGATTGAGCGTCCAGAGTTACAGGCTGATTTGACCAAAGGTGAACGTGAGGTGATGGACCTGCTGAAAGAGCACTTCGACACCAAGCGTGAACTGATGGAACAGCCGGGTATCTTCGGTAACGCCAACGCCGTGAGCATCTTCCCCGGTAGTCGACACAAGGGTACCTACGTGCCTAACGTGTACGACAGGGGTGCTAAGGAGCTGATGATTCAGAAGCTGGGTGGACCTGAAGGACTCCAACAGGCAATCGCCCAGAGCTGGCTTACCAGTTACCGAGTGCGGCCTGAGGTCAAGGCACGTGTCGACGAGTACCTTATGGAACTCAACGGCTACAAGTCGGTTGACCAAGTGACACCTGAGGTGGTCCAGAAGCACGCGATGGACAAGGCGTACGGTATCAGCCACACTGAGGACTTCACAGCATCCAGCGTCATTGACGACAACATCACAGGTCTGGTCGGTATCGAGAACAACTCGTTCCTTGAGGCCCGTAACATGTTCGACAGCGACCTCCCGGTTACCTTACCGGATGGGTCAACCTTCAGCGTCAACGACCTGAGGGACTTCGACATGGCACGGATTATCCCAGCGTACGACCGTCGAGTTAACGGTGATATCTCCATCATGGGCGGCAGCGGTAAGACCACGAAGCAGCTCAAGGACGAAATCATGGCGCTGGACAAGAAGGCCGAACGCAAGGGACAGCTTAAGGGCGAAGTGGAAGCACTGAAGGACACCGTTAAGATTCTCACTGGTCGTGCTCGCCGTAACAACGATACAGCCTTTGAGACGGCTATGCGCTCCTTGAATGACCTAGCGTTCTTCGCTAAGAACTTCTACATGGGTCCGCAGAACCTCACAGAGATTGCTGGGATGTTGGCCAAGGGTAACGTTAAGGCGATGCTCCACGGTATCCCAACGTTGCGTGACCTAGCCACCAGAACCTCTCCGGTGTCTGGTAGTGAACTTCGTGAACTCCATGGGGCGCTGTTCGGTAAGGAACTCGACCAGTTAATCCGTCCGGGACGTGAGGACATCGTACAGCGAATCCGTGAGGCTTCCGATACCAGCGGAGCCATGGCGTCAGTCATTGGTACCATTAAGTTCGGCACTCAGGAGCTGTCGGCCCGTTCTCCTTGGACCAAGATGCTGAACGGTACAGCCAACTACATTCTGGACACTGCCCGTCAGGGTGTGCTCGGTGATGTGGCTGGTGCGGCCCTAGGCGGTAAGGGTTCCAAGTTCGGCAAAGAGAACTTCCTCAAAGCTGCCTCTATCAGCCCTGAGCAGTGGAAGGGAATCAAGCAACTCTTTGTCGACCACGCGACTCGTGACGCTAACGGCCAGTTCACCATCAAGGACAAGAAGGCTTTCAGTCAGGACCCGAGAGCGATGGACCTGTGGCGTCTTGCCGATAAGGTTGCCGACGAGACCATGCTGCGCCCTCACAAGGTATCTCAGCAGGATTCCAAGGCGTACGGTGCTGGTGTCAAGATGGCTATGCAGTTCAAGAACTTCACCATCAAGTCACTCAACGCTAAGTTCATCCGGTCCTTCTACGAGGGCTACAAGAACAACCGCGCTATCGACATGGCGTTGACCCACGTGTTGTCTCTGGGTATCGCCGGGACTTACTTTGCGATGCAGGCCCACGTGAAGGCTTATGGTCTCCAAGAGTCTCAACGTAAGGACTACCTAAAGAAAGCCTTGAACCCGACCATGCTGGGCTACGCAGCGTTGACTCGAAGTTCACACACTGGTGCCCCGCTGTCCATCGTGTCGATGATTGCAGGTGCCGCTGGGTTCCAAGATGCAAACATGCTGCGCTCCACCATCTTACCAAAGGAGGAACAGTTCCAGAAGAAAGATGGTGCGTCCAAAGGTCGGGCCGAGTCGAGCAACCTTGCAGGTAACTTGGGGTCTCAGGTCCCAGCTCTTGGTTACGTAGGGAACGTCATTGCGACCGCTAAGAACGCCTACGGTGTTGCTACAGCACCTAATAAGCCGACTGAGCGTGACTACATGACTGGCCTGATGAACTCCACTAAGGAGCTTGTACCGAACGACCCACTGACTCAACAGCTCATCATGAAAATCTACGAGGCTAACGGAGTAACCATCAAACAGCAGCCTAAACCCAACTAATTAGGTAGCACTATAGGGAGACCCAAGCGGTTTCCCTTCTCATTCAACTAAAGGAGGTCACGATGGACCAAGAAATTAAAACAGTCATCCAGTACCCAGTGGGGGCAACTGAGTTCGACATCCCGTTCGACTACCTGTCCCGTAAGTTTGTTCGCGTGTCGCTGGTGTCAGACGACAACCGAAGACTGCTGAGTAATATCACTGAGTACCGCTACGTGTCTAAGACCAGAGTGAAGCTCCTTGTGGAAACTACCGGGTTCGACCGTGTGGAAATCCGCAGGTTCACCTCAGCGTCTGAGCGAATCGTTGACTTCAGTGATGGCTCGGTTCTCCGCGCGACAGACCTTAACGTTTCCCAGTTACAGTCTGCACACATCGCTGAGGAAGCACGAGACGCTGCCCTGATGGCTATGCCTCAGGATGATGCAGGTAACCTTGATGCTCGCAACCGTAGAATCGTTCGGTTGGCTCCGGGTATTGACGGCACAGATGCTATCAATAAGAACCAGCTGGACACCACTCTAGGTGAGGCTGGCGGAATCCTATCGGACATGAAGGACCTAGAGGGGGAGATTCACGACTACATCGAGAAGTTTGCAGACGACACGTCGGTTGTGCGTGGGGTGGCGTGGGTGTATAACTTAGGGTCTGCAAACGGTGGTGAGAACGTTATTACCATTGATAAGCCTACCCGCACGTACGCTGTGCCGTACATTGAGGTTAACGGCTCGCGTCAGGAGGTGGGATACCACTACCAGTTCGACCTTAATACTCAGAGCATCTCCCTAGTTAAACCTCTGGAGAAGGGTGACTTCTTAATGGCCATGACCACGGAGTCGAGCGTTCCGTTAGAATCCATGCTGGCGTCTACCGTTGGTGCGTCCGGCATTGGAACCTTAAATGGAATGACCGTGCAGGAGCGACTTGACGCCATGAACTCAGTATCCATCCTTGAGTATCATAAGACTCCTTACGCTAACTTTGGGGCTGCCTTGGAGGCCGCTGCTGCTGCTGCTATGTCTAATGGGCGCGGTACAATCTTAATCCCAGCTGGCAGGTACACCTCAGAGCGTGCAGCCAACATCACTTTGAGTAAAGGTCTCCGACTTGTGTTCGCACCAGATGCTTGGGTTACATGCTACTCGCCACATGATGTAATTAATATTGACATCAATAAGCAGCACCTGAACATCACAGCGAACGGTGCTCGCATTATGGCCGACTGGGCCTTTGGCTTAGATGCATCTAGTGCAGCAGCCATCCGGTTAAAGGATGACACACTGGATAAATCGTGCTCTGTGACTGACCTAAAGGTTGGGTTTAAATCTGGCGGAGGTAAGTTCGGACACGCAATCCACGGTTCAGCCATTAACCTCTCGACATTCTATCGGTGCCTCCTTCAGGGCGTGTATGGTATCCACATAGAAGCGTCCAAGGACCGAGGTCAGTATGCCCACGCCATGGGTAACCAAATTGTAGGCTGTGAGATATTTACCACCTACGACGCAATTACCATTAGCAACAAGGGGGTGCTTGGGTGTGAAGGACTTCTTGTGTTTGGGTGCGAACTACTCAGTGACGACACCGCGATTGCCATACGGAATGATGGGTTAAACAGTCAGAACTACCTCCCACCGCTGTTCCGCATAGAGGGAAACCACCTGAACAGCTACAGGGCGCTGTACTGTAAGGATGTTGGTAGACTCCACTTTGTCAACAATGACGTGCAATCTCGCTACACAACAGGTAAGACACCGAGAGGTCGGTTGGAGGTCGGTGGGGTACAGGGTTTCCATCACCACGGGAATACATACTCGGATGCCAAGGTTGGTACCGCTGTGGACTCCGATAAGGCGACACCTGTGTTCCAGTTCGAATCAACACTTGCGAACGCTTACTTTATTAGCTCTTGCAACAACTACTGGCTGGACGGTGCGACAAACCCAGTGTATGGCTTCGAGTCTACATCGAAAATGTCCACTATCAGAAGTTCTGGGGAAATCTTACAATCCTCAGCCAGCTGGACCGCATCTGGGTACTGGCAGTATTTCCGCCCGGATTACTCCACTCCTATAGGGAACGCGGGGGCATCGGCTGGAATGTCTCAATCTGATGGTGTAACATTCTCAGGTGGAACACTCACAGTCACTCGGGCTCCGGTAGCAGGGTCCACAGTCAACGTTTCGCTTAGCGTATTACCAAACACCTCCCAGATTACAAGGATAACGTGCGCGTCTAACCTAGTCGGGAAGACAGTGGATATTAGGCTATCTGCCGCAGAGGTGTCTGTAACACATGGTTCCGACCTTCTGTGCCCAGACCAGAAGAGTTTCAAACTGTGGCTTCCGAATGTTGTTCGGGTGTTCTTCATCAACACCGCGCAGGCCGTGATAGTAGGGTACGGCGGAATCACTGCGTCCCACACTGGTATCACGTCTCCTCCTGCAACTCGGACATCTCCTGGCTATCATGGTGCTGAGTACTTTGACGCAGCAGGTAAGTACCTTTACAAGTATCAGGGCGGTTACGGCTGGTACAGAATTAAATTCGAAGAGTTCTAAACATAAGGAGACCATATGTTAAACAACCTGAATCAGCCGAAAGGCTCAACCATTGGTGTGCTCAGGGATGGGCGCACTATCCAAGAAGCCCTCTACAGTGTGGTCACCCCGGCTCAGTTCGGGGTGTATCCTCAGGAGATGGTGGCCAGCGGTGAGAACATGCGGGATGACCAGCCTAAACTTCAGGAGATGCTGAACTACGCAGCAGCAAACAACTTGATTGTTGACTTCGGTGTAGCGACGGTGCCAACAGTGGCTGGAAGACCGCGCAAGGTCTTCTACATCAAGAGTCCTTTAGACTTCACTGGGGTTACCTCTGTGCGGGGCCAATTGTTCTTAGCGTGCGACTCTAGGTTCTTCACTGACACCCGTGGTTTCGGCTTTGCTGTACTGAAGCTAGACGCTACGTTTAACAACGCGGTCATTACTGCGAACAGTACAAGCGGTGACAACCTGTATGACTGGATTGAGCTACGTAATATCTACAACGACCGTACGACAAGCCTTGAGGGCATACTGTGGATAGCCAGCCGGACTGTTGTCCAGAAGCTCCGCGCTACCCGGTTCAACGGTCGAGGAATCTGGTTCGGTCAGGCTTACGACTCCTTCGTGTCTCGCGTAGAGGTTGAATGGTGCGGGCACAAGGACAAGTACGGAATGGACTGCGTGAGCTATACACCTTCCGATAAGTTCGACGAGTCTAACGGTCTCACCATTGGGTCCCTTCTGATTCACAACTGTTACGACCGAGCGTGGCGTGTTGCTGGTTCCAAGTGCGTAGTTCTCAACGTCCACGAAGAGGGGACCCTGTGTAACGAACTGCCTACCACACAGAGCGCAGCTGACAGACGGTCCCCTACAGGTTACGTAACGTCATACTTCTCGTCCATCGGCGGCTCTCTCGGGAACGTCAGTGTAGACCACGACAGGTCCTCCACTAATAAACACGTCATGGCTGTGGGTAACACTGGGACCCACACAGGGAACCTCTATACGTCTTCTGCTGTGGCTGTACTCACAGGAGACCCGGCTCCTAACGGTGGCTTCATCGGGCAGATTCGCGCTGTGGACCTGTACCTTACCGACTTGGCCCGTACTCGTATTGGAAACGTAACGATAACCGGTACCGTCTTCAGCTCTACCCTGCGTAGTAACGACTGTGTCATCTTGGGTGGTAACATCGCTGAGCTGTCCGGTTCTAACGCCAACATGAGTAACGTAACGTTCTCCAAGAAGATTAACCTAACGGGCTCCATCATCTCCACCTACAGAGACTGTACGTTCAACGCTGGTGTTTCCAGCTTAGGCTCAGGCGCTGTGCTCGACAACTGTGATATTGCCGTGGAGTATACCACTTCGCCAAACGAGCGTATAACCTTCAGAGGTAGTAGGTTCGCGGAGGGCCTGACCCTATCAGGGACTGGACTCAACGTGAGCATCACTGGCTGTAGGGTTGCTGGACGTCTCACACTTGACGAGTCGGCTGCGGGTGTATGGGAGCTGTATAACAACCGTGTGGGAGTATCCGTGGTCGGCTGGAAGTGGCCCACAAGTGGTGGCAACTACGGGACTAAGTGCGAAGCACCGTATGTCCCAACCGCAGGCGGACCAGTAGAGAAAATGTGGAACGGGACGTCTTGGATTACAACCCGTTGGGTACAGACGGCACCGTAAGGAGGTAACATGTTATCCCTAGACTTCAACAACGAAGTTATCAAGGCGGCTCCCATTGCGGGGGTCGCTGGGGCTGATGGCGTAGCGAGGCTCTTCTGGGGCCTCTCGCTCAACGAGTGGTTCTACGTCGCAGCAATCGCCTACACAGTGGTTCAGATTGGTGCCAAGGTAGTCGACAAAATCATTGACTGGAAGAAAGCTAATAAGGAGTAACATATGGACCTGATTAAGTTCCTCGAAATGTTAGACACTGAGATGGCTCAGCAGATGCTCATGGACCTGAAGAATCCAGAGAAGCGGACACCTCAGCTGTACAACGCCATTGGTAAACTACTGGAGCGTCATAAGTTCCAAATCTCTAAGCTGACCCCTGACGTTAACATCTTGGGCGGACTGGCTGAGGGTCTGGAGGCTTATAACTCCAAGGTAGGTGCCGATGGTCTGACAGATGACGATAAGTTCACCCTACAGTGATATACTCAAGGTACTACTATATGTAGTGCCTTTATGGATGTCATTGCACTACGCTAGGCGTTCCTACGTGAAATCTGAGAAACAACGGGAGGCATTATGCTGGAGTTCACAAAGAGAATCGTCCCGTATCTTGTGGCTATCATGGTGTTTGCCTTCGGGTGGCACTTGGGTTCACAATCTACGGACGCCAAATGGAAGGAGGAAGTACAGAATGAGTACGTTAAGAAGCAAACGGCTAGAGCTGAAACTCAGAAAGCGATTGACGCAGTATCGGCTAAGTACCAAGCAGACCTTGAAGGGCTGGAGGGCAGCACTGATAGGATTATTGCTGATTTGCGTAGCGACAATAAGCGGCTGCGCGTCAAAGTCAAACCTACCAGTGTCGCCGCAGGACCAGACGGTCGATGCCTCGTTGATGGTTCCGTCGAACTACACGAAGCAACTGCTCGAAGTCTTATCGCAATAACCCAGAAGGCCGACCTCAAAGAGAAGGCCCTACAGGACACTATTCGTAAGCTACAGCGGAAAGGAGGTGAACATTGAGTAACTCTCAGCAAGCCAAGAACGCCTTAATCATTGCGCAACTGAAGGGTGACTTTGTCGCCTTTCTCTTCGTGCTCTGGAAGGCCCTGAACCTGCCGGAACCAACCAAGTGTCAAATCGACATGGCCAAGTGTCTGGCGAACCCAAAGAACAAGAAGTTTATCCTTCAGGCTTTCCGTGGTATCGGGAAGTCATTCATCACGTGTGCGTTCGTAGTGTGGACCCTGTGGCGTGACCCTCAGTTAAAGATACTGATTGTCTCGGCCTCAAAGGAACGTGCGGACGCTAACTCCATCTTCATCAAGAACATCATCGACTTGTTGCCTTTCCTGAGTGAGCTTAAGCCTCGCCCCGGTCAGCGTGACTCCGTGATTAGCTTTGATGTAGGCCCTGCCAAGCCAGACCACAGCCCGTCAGTTAAGTCTGTGGGTATTACGGGTCAGCTTACTGGTAGTCGTGCCGATATCATCATTGCGGATGACGTGGAGATTCCCGGTAACTCTGCAACACAAGGTGCCCGCGAGAAGCTCTGGACGTTGGTTCAGGAGTTCGCCGCACTGTTGAAACCTCTGCCGACTAGCCGTGTTATCTATCTGGGGACTCCTCAGACCGAGATGACGCTCTACAAGGAACTTGAGGACAACCGTGGGTACTCCACCATCATTTGGCCTGCACAGTACCCTCGCTCCAAAGAGGAAGACTTGTACTATGGTGACCGACTGGCTCCTATGCTCCGTAGCGAGTACGATGAGGACAAAGAGGGTCTCAGTAGCCAACCTACCGACCCGGTTCGATTCGACTCCATGGACCTTCAGGAACGTGAGGTGGAATATGGCAAGGCTGGCTATACGCTTCAGTTCATGCTCAACCCGAACCTCAGTGACGCCGAGAAGTACCCTCTACGCCTCCGTGACGCTATCGTGTGCGGTCTACAGATGGACAAGGCCCCAATGCACTACCAGTGGCTGCCTAACCGTCAGAACCGCAATGAGGAGCTTCCTAACGTGGGCATGAAGGGTGACGAGATTTACTCCTTCCATACAGCCTCCAGTAACACTGGTGCGTATCAGGGTAAGATTCTGGTAATTGACCCAAGTGGTCGCGGTAAGGATGAGACTGGATGGTGTGTATTGTACACCCTGAACGGCTACATCTACCTGATGGACGCTGGTGGTACTCGTGGTTACGAAGAGAAGTCCCTTGAGTTCCTAGCTAAGAAAGCCAAACAGTGGCAGGTACAGACTGTGGTCTTTGAGAGTAACTTCGGTGACGGTATGTTCGGTAACGTGTTCCAGCCTGTGCTCCTGAAGAATCACCCAGCGCAACTCGAAGAGATTCGTGCTCGTGGCATGAAAGAGGTCCGTATCTGCGATACCCTCGAGCCTGTACTGGCAAGTCACCGCTTGGTCATCCGTGACGAGGTTATCCGACAGGACTACCAGACGGCACGTGACGCAGACGGTAAGCACGCTCTGAAGTACAGCCTGTTCTATCAGATGACCCGTATGAGCCGTGAGAAGGGCGCTGTGGCACATGATGACCGACTTGATGCGTTAGCATTGGGTGTCGAGTTCCTACGCTCTACGATGCAGCAGGACGCTGTGAAGATAGAGGCTGAGGTACTTCAGGAGTTCTTGGAGCACCACATGGAGAAGCCCCTGAGTAACATCTCCCAGTTCCGGGCCACCAGTAGCAACGGTGTGGACATCCGATGGGAAGACGAGGGGGATGACACTATGTTCATCGCATGGTGATTATGCAGGGATTGTGCATAAGGATTCATTAGGCCACGGAAGGCCACTTCAGGAAAACTTCAGGCATAACAGACACTTGGAATTAGGTAGCACTATAGGGAGAGACCCTAAAGACTTACTATAAGACCACTTAAAGTTTCATTCATATAGTTATGCACTACAGGTCTCCTCTATGAGAGGGTAGTGATGATAATATCACCCTCTAACTATAAGACACTAAGAGCTAACACAAGGAGGACCTATGCGCTTACTGTTAACCTTACTGCGCCATAGGACTACTTGGCGATTTCTGCTGGTACTTGCTGGTGCCCTTGGGGCTTCACTGGTTACTCAGCAACAACTCAGTGGACTGGAGACTCTCGTGTGCTCTCTACTCGCTTGTAGCGATTAGGGTCTTCCTGACTCGCTAGGGATTCCGTAGTGATGCTTATCAGCATACACCACTCCATCCCTCTACAGTCAATACTTAAAGTTAACCTTAGGTGATTCACTGGGTCTACCTACGGGTCTATGCACTGACCTGAGGACTACCTGAGGTTACCTTTAAGAATTTTACATAAAGTTCTGAGTGCACATCTCACAGTTTACACTTTTGGTTATCCCCCCCGGTACCCTCTCAGTTCACCCAAAGTAACCATGGGCCACCCTAAACCTTCGGTTTAACCTTAGGTGGGACTGATGGGAAACCTTAGGTGATACCATATGTTGTGGTGTGGGTGACCTTGGGTCACTATATGTTGATGTCGCTGTGTCCCTATCTGTTGGCCCTCTTTAAGTAACAACCTGAGGTTAGACCTGAGACCATATACCTTAGGTTAACCATGGGCCATCCGGTGAGTCATTACTATAAGGCTATTGGGTGATCATTGTCAAATCATCCAATCAATTAGGTATCACTATAGGGAGACACTTAAAGTATTACTATGAGACCATCACCATAAAGATAACTATCACTATAGGTCTAACTAAAAGTTTAACTTTAAGTGTTGACATTCAGATTCCGTTATGAGACATTAGCAACCGTTGAGAGACACAACGTCACCAACAACCAGACAATACCGCGAGTTATCTGGTTGGACTGAGGGTCTCAAGTAGTCATCAACCGGACATACGAAAATGGTTGACTCAACGATGAACAAGTAGTAACGTAGTAAGCAAGCAGTAAGTAGCAGCACCGCTCTTTAACAATATGGATTAGTTGATATGTACACCATGACAATAGTGTTTAACTAGTGGTTACATTCAGGTCTCTGACAAGGTACGTCCTGTCACCCTGAGAGTAGCCACACTGATAACCACTAATCACGATAGGTAGCCACATGTATCAAATCATTGAGAACGGAAAGGTAATCCATGAGTCGCACAATGGGGCCGCAGTGCAGCATTGGGCCTTCATCCTAAGGAACACGCAAGGCCGTAATGTGCGGGTCCAATTCAGACCGAAACATTAGTGTTTAACGACAGGTCATCCAAGTGGTGGCCTGAAAGATAACCACTAACCGAAGGATATACATTATGATTTTCACGAAAGAACCAGCCAACAAAGTATTCGTATTCGTTACCGCATACCGTGGCCATGAGTCGCAGGAAGTAAACGAGAAGATGCTCAAGGGTCTCATTCGCACCATTAAGACCTATCCGGGCGCATACGGCAACATTCGTGATGAGCACGTGCAAGGCTGCTTTAAGGAAGATGGTATGCCTGAGGCAACGCAAGAGCGTACGCTTAAGGTAGAATGCACTGAGAAGCAAGCCGCAGAGTTGACGTGGCTGGCCTGTAAGACCTACTCGCAAGATGCTGTGCTGGTGGTGAACTCACAGACTCACACAGCCGCGCTGTGGTCTATCGAGGACGTTGGTGAATATCCGCAGGTATACCCTACGCTCAAAGAGGTGTCTTTAGGTGGCACGCTGCAACAGGTGGATGCACCAAAAGGTGAGTGCTACTCAGTGATTGATGGCCAATACTGGGAGGTGGTCTAATGGTTAAATATGGCCTCACTCAGGCAGACATTAGGCATTACCGCTGGTTGCTCTCACTGGGTAAACCGCACGACTACCTAATGATTCACCTAGCGCAAACTTATCGCACACGTAAGGTAATGTATGATAACCCTGTTCGTAATTAGTGTGTACGCCCTGATTGTCCTGTACTTTGTGCGGGACTTTCGTAAGGGTCTCAAGGTACACAAAGCATCATTCAGTTACATGAAGTGGGGCATACTGCCTCGCTTCACTGTACGGCTACCTAATGGCCGCTTTAAGGCTAACAAGGTAGGCATCTTCTACATCGCAACCCATTAACATCACTCACATAAGGAAACGACCTAATGAACTACACCGATATGCAAGAACGCTTAGACGTCATCCGTAACCTGCCAATCTGTGAACTCGACAAGCGCCAGCCGCTGCTGGTAGCACTCATCGCAGACATTGTGAACTGTGAGACGTCCGACGGTGACGATACGGATAGTGATTGGGGTCTGGAACGTCAGGACTACTGGCAAACCCTGAAGATTAAGGCCAAAGATGCTGGGTTTAACCTGCTGGGCAATGGTCACTTCAGCGCAGCGTTTAAGCACGACCTGTTACCGGGTAAGGTCATTAAGGTTGGCTTTAAGAAAGAAGACTCAGGGGCCGCCTACGTGGCTTTCTGCCGGATGCACCAAGGCCGGGTAGGGATACCTAACGTCTATCACGTAGCGCGTCACGCTGGGTGTTACACGGTGGTTTTGGATGAGCTGGAACCGTGCAATCGCAGCGGTAACCACTTGCACGACCGCTACGCAGACCTAGCGTATTACTTCGTAGAGGGCGAATCTGACCCAGAGGACTACGCGGAGGCTGACCAGCCGTTTATCGAGACGTGCCAAATGATTCGCAAGTTCTTCTACGGGATTGCGTCCTTTGACATGCACAGCGGTAACATCATGTTCACCAAAGACGGCAAGCCAGTGATTACCGACCCGGTGTCATTCTCAGCGGACCGGGACCGTGAGCCTTTCTCACTGGAACCTGAGGACCTGCTTGCTGAGATTGAGCAGATAGCGCACGACAAGATGATTGAACGTTGTAAGCGCAACAAGGCTAAGCGAGACCCGAACGGGGAGCTTCGTATCGCACGTCGTCGGGCCAATAAGGAACGTCGAGCACGTCGTAAGGCACACGCTCGGTGGCGTAAGGAGCGCGAACGTGAGCGCGAGCAGTATCACGTAGACGCCCTAAAGCTAGACCTAGCGAGTGTCGAGGAGCGGGTACTGGCATGGCAGGTGGGACCCGGCCTAGCGATACAGCAGGGCAAGCCGTTGCCAATCGACAACTATCTTCAGGGTAGACTTATGGGTTGACAAGGTGTATCTTAGGTGTCTCCACAGCGAGGCACCAATAGATAAACTTTATTCACAAAGAGGCACACAATGAACGCATTAAACATTGCACGTAATGACTTCTCCGAGATTGAACTAGCCGCTATTCCGTACAATATCCTCAGTGAGCACTATGGGGACAAGCTGGCACGTGAGCAGCTGGCACTTGAGCATGAAGCGTACGAGCTGGGTGAGCAGCGTTTCCTGAAGATGTTAGAACGTCAGGTGAAAGCTGGCGAGTTCGCTGACAACGTGGCCGCTAAGCCGCTGGTCCTAACGTTGCACCCGCAGCTGACCAAGCGCATTGACGACTGGAAGGAGGAGCAAGCAAGCGCACGTGGTAAGAAGCCTCGCGCATACTATCCGATTAAGCATGGTGTGTCCTCAGAGTTGGCCATTAGTATGGGCGCTGAGGTGCTCAAAGAGAAGCGCGGAGTGTCCAGTGAGGCTATCGCACTGCTGACCATTAAGGTCGTCTTAGGGACGCTCACAGACGCCTCAAAGGCCACCATCCAGCAGGTATCCTCACAGTTAGGCAAGGCCCTTGAGGATGAGGCCCGCTTCGGTCGTATCCGTGAGCAGGAAGCCGCCTATTTCAAGAAGAACGTAGCGGACCAGCTGGACAAGCGAGTAGGCCATGTGTACAAGAAGGCTTTCATGCAGGTAGTCGAGGCCGATATGATATCCAAAGGGATGCTGGGCGGCGACAACTGGGCGAGCTGGAAAACTGACGAGCAGATGCACGTAGGGACCAAGCTGCTGGAGCTACTTATCGAGGGGACTGGTCTGGTGGAAATGACCAAGAACAAGATGGCCGATGGCTCCGATGATGTAACCAGTATGCAGATGGTCCAGCTGGCTCCGGCCTTCGTGGAACTCCTGAGCAAACGAGCTGGCGCACTCGCAGGTATCAGTCCGATGCACCAGCCGTGTGTAGTCCCTCCGAAACCTTGGGTTGAAACCGTAGGCGGTGGCTACTGGTCAGTCGGTCGTCGCCCGCTGGCACTGGTTCGTACCCACTCCAAGAAGGCACTGCGCCGCTACGCAGACGTGCACATGCCCGAGGTATACAAAGCGGTAAACCTCGCGCAAAACACGCCGTGGAAGGTGAACAAGAAGGTGCTGGCGGTAGTCAACGAGATTGTCAACTGGAAGCACTGCCCGGTTGCTGACGTCCCAGCGATTGAACGCGAAGAGTTACCACCACGACCGGACGATATCGACACCAACGAGGTGGCACGTAAGGCATGGCGCAAGGAGGCCGCAGCGGTCTACCGTAAGGACAAGGCCCGCCAGTCTCGCCGTTTGTCAATGGAGTTCATGGTCGCACAGGCCAACAAGTTCGCTAACCACAAGGCCATCTGGTTCCCGTACAACATGGACTGGCGCGGACGTGTGTACGCTGTGAGCATGTTCAACCCGCAGGGTAACGACATGACCAAGGGTATGCTGACGCTGGCCAAAGGCAAACCAATCGGTCTCGATGGGTTCTACTGGCTGAAGATTCACGGTGCAAACTGTGCAGGCGTCGACAAGGTTCCCTTCCCTGAGCGCATCAAGTTCGTCGAAGAGAACGAGGGCAACATTCTGGCGAGCGCAGCTGACCCGCTGAATAACACTTGGTGGACACAACAAGATTCACCGTTCTGCTTCCTAGCGTTCTGCTTTGAGTACGCAGGCGTTAAACATCATGGCCTGAATTACAACTGCTCGCTGCCGCTGGCGTTCGATGGGTCATGCTCTGGGATTCAGCACTTCAGTGCAATGCTCCGCGATTCCATCGGTGGCCGTGCTGTTAACCTACTGCCTTCTGATACCGTGCAGGATATCTACAAGATTGTGGCCGATAAGGTTAACGAGGTGCTTCACCAGCACGCTGTCAGTGGGTCTCAGACGGTGGTCGAGCAGATTGCCGACAAGGAGACTGGCGAGTTCCGTGAGAAGGTAACGCTGGGTGAGTCCGTACTGGCTGCGCAGTGGCTGCAATATGGTGTTACCCGCAAGGTGACTAAGCGTTCGGTCATGACGTTGGCGTATGGTTCCAAAGAGTTCGGCTTCCGCCAGCAAGTTCTTGAGGATACCATTCAGCCAGCTATTGACAACGGCGAGGGCTTGATGTTTACGCACCCTAACCAAGCGGCTGGCTATATGGCTAAGCTGATTTGGGACGCTGTGACCGTGACCGTAGTGGCCGCTGTTGAGGCTATGAACTGGTTGAAGTCTGCCGCTAAACTGCTGGCCGCTGAAGTCAAGGACAAGAAGACCAAAGAGGTGCTCCGTAAGCGCTGCGCAATCCACTGGGTAACACCAGACGGCTTCCCGGTGTGGCAGGAATACCACAAGCGCGACCAAGCGCGCCTGAAGCTAACGTTCTTAGGTCAGGCCAACGTGTTCATGACGTACAACAAAGGGGAAGCAAAAGAGATTGACGCACATAAGCAGGAGTCAGGAATAGCCCCTAACTTTGTGCACTCACAGGACGGTAGTCACCTGCGCATGACCGTGGTGCATGCCAACGAGGTCTACGGGATTGACTCCTTCGCACTCATTCATGACTCCTTCGGGACCATTCCGGCAGACGCTGGGAATCTCTTTAAGGCAGTCCGTGAGACGATGGTCAAGACATACGAGGATAACGATGTAATCACTGACTTCTACGACCAGTTCGCTGACCAGCTGCACGAGTCTCAACTGGACAAAATGCCTGCGGTCCCGGCCAAAGGCGACCTGAATCTGCGCGATATCTTAGAGTCTGACTTTGCGTTTGCGTAAGGTCTCCGGCAATTAGGTAGCACTATAGGGAACCTTCGAATGGCCGAGGGTTCCATTACTTAAAGTCTTAACTTAAAGAATACTTAAAGAGGCACACCATGACTTACTCAATCGTTGTAACCATCTTGTTAATCGTATTAATCGTCCTGTTCGTAAGGGCCACCACACGACTCGCTACCTGCGAGCACACCCTTGAGAAGCAAGCCAAGAGCAACGAGGAGTACACAGACGGCTTGCACGATAAGGTCTGCCGCCTGTCTGACGATAAGGTATCGCTCAATAAGCAGGTGCGATGGCTTGAGTCCAGGCTTGAGGAGGAAAAGCAGAAGGTGCGCGATGAGAATGAACTCCGCGCACGCCAGCGTGAGCGCATGAAGTTCCTCCGCAAGTCGCTGAAGGAAGCACAAGACGAGCTGATGATGGTCTCCGACCTGATTCACGTTAAGTTCACCGCTGTGTTGCCGGATGGCACTCACTCTAAGACGCTCTTTAAGTTGGGACTTGGGCCGTGTGGTCTGCGCGTTAAGTCCCTCCGCTGGACCGAGCTTGAAGACCGCTATCTGATAGACCAGCTGTGCACCAATGGCGAGCGTAAGCAGTTCGTCTACTACAAGAGCGAAGTAGTAGGACGCATCGAGTTCCGCCACGGTAAGTCTGAATAAGGTAGCACTATAGGAACATACTCAAGGTCATCACGTTCGGTGGCCTTCATGAATGTCCCTTACTAGCACAATCAGGAGTAACACCATGTACCAGAACACAATCAACTTTGAGCGCAACCGTGAACGTCAGCAGGCCGAGGGTTACATCCCTAAGGGCCGCAAGCTGAACAAGACAAAGCGTGGTGGCGGCGTGAAAGGTTCATTCCGTAACGCGAAGGGTGACAGCATTGTTAACCAAGAGAAATACTTCGTAGGAGCGTAACAAATGGCTGAGCAAACTAAATGGTTGTTTGATGGAAGCACTTCGCAGTGGTCACGGCTGGGTGCCACAGAGCGCAGACTGATGGATGAGGTAGGGCTGCACGTTGTTATGCAGGACAACCCATTCACATTATGTGTCGACTTCCTTGTGTACGAGCCGCACCCAGATGGTGATGTACTGCTGGTTCAGAAGACCTTCAGTCGCTGGTCGATTGACTCAGCGTCAGACTGGCTGGCAAAACTCACAGCTGACTACTCAAGTTGGAAATGATTAGGTAGCACTATAGGCAAACTCAAGGTCATCGGATTCCGGTGGCCTTTATGATTGCTTATTGCACACTAAATGAACACTATACTTCGGAGACATCATCATGATGAACATTAAGACTAATCCATATAAGGCCGTTTCATATGTACGCTCTGCTATCGAGAAGGCGCTGGAGACTTCCGGTTACCTCATCGCAGACACTAAGCACGATGGTGTGCGCGGGAACATTTGCGTAGACAACACGGCCAACGCAGCGTGGCTCAGCCGGGTCTCCAAGACCATTCCAGCCCTTGAGCATCTCAACGGTTTCGACCAGCGCTGGCAGAAGTTACTGAAAGATGACCGCTGGATTTTCCCTGATGGCTTCATGCTTGATGGTGAACTCATGGTCAAGGGCGTCGACTTCAACACCGGGTCTGGCCTGTTGAGGACCAAGTGGCTCAAGAAGGATAACTTCAAGTTTGATTCACGAGGCAGAGTCGAGTGGGTTAAAGGTAAGAAGGAACCTTTCGAGCTGGACACAGAGCAGCTCAAAGTTGTCCTCTACGACATCATTCCGCTTGACATTATCGAGTCCGGTGATGACTACAACGTGATGACCCTCCTCCGCCTTGAGCACGTCAAGGTAGCCTTACCAGTCCTGCAAGACCACTTCCCTGAAGTCGAGTGGTGCCTCTCGGAGTCCCATGAAGTTTACGACATGGACGAACTCGATGCGCTTTACCGACAGAAACGAGAAGAAGGTCACGAAGGTCTGGTGGTTAAGGACCCTCGCGGTATCTATAAGCGCGGTAAGAAGTCCGGCTGGTGGAAGCTGAAGCCAGAGAATGAGGCTGACGGTGTAGTTGTGGGACTCAACTGGGGAACTCCCGGTCTTGCCAACGAGGGCAAGGTGATTGGCTTCGAGGTTCTCCTTGAGTCGGGTCGCGTGGTCTCCGCTAACAACATCTCTCAGGCACTTATGGAGGAGTTCACGCGAGCCGTGGAGGCCACAGCAGACCATCACGAAGGTTCCTACACCAACCCTTACGATGGCTGGGCGTGCCAAATCAAGTACATGGAGGAAACTCCAGATGGCTCTCTGCGCCACCCATCGTTCGACAAATGGCGTGGTACCGAGGCCGACCCTACCGTTAAGATGTAATTAGGTAGCACTACAGGAGACAACAATATGTCCATCAATCTGATTCTAATCATCGTGTTCATCCTCGCGGCTATCGTGTGGTCAATGAACGACGAGCCACCTAAAGGAGCATAATCATGCGCTTACACTTCAACAAATCCAACGGTATCTTCTCGGTTCGCCGGGAGGACCGCAGCACTGTAGCGGCCTCTGAGCGCCACGGTAAGATTCCACGTATCGGCGATACCTTCGAGCTGGCACCTCGTGTGCACATCTTGGTTACTCGCGGTCTCTACGAATTGGCTCAGACTAAGAGCCGTCCTTTCGTACCCGTTGTGGTAACCAAGTGGCCACGCCTTCGCCTGTTCTGGGAGCGCATTAAGGAGGTCGTAAATGACTGAGGTAGCAATGTCAACCTTCTGTGAGGCCTGCGCGTTTGATGATGACCGTTATCCTCACACCTGTAAGCCAAAGGTGCCACAGTCAGGAACTATCTGCACAGCCTGTGGCACCCGTGACGGGAACCACGTGAAATCCTGCCAGAACCACCTAGACAAAAAGTCTGACGCTGTGAAGGCTCCGAGTCATTACCAGCTGTTCGACGGTACTGAGTCTATCGAAGTGATTGCACGTGCGATGACCATAAGCGAGTTCCGTGGGTTCTGCTTTGGGAACGTCCTGAAGTACCGCCTGCGGGCAGGAAAGAAGTCGGACCTTGCGAACATGGAGCAGGACCTGAACAAGGCAGCGTTCTATCAGGAGCTGTTTGATAAACACAAGGGGTTGTGTCATGATTGAGTTAACACCCAGCCGTATTGAAATCCTGAAGTATTGGGCCAAGGACTTCCTCAGAATCTACCAGACTGAGGACTTCACCAAGGAGGAGCTTGAGTTCATTGAGGAGATTCTTAGCGATGAACCCGAGTGACTGGTGCCGAGCGATGTACGAGAAGACGCTCGACCCTGCGTACATCACCCTGTATAACATGTGGAAGGAGCGAGAAGATGCAAAAGTTCGTCGTAACGGTCGAGACAGCTAACGCATCGTACGAACTCCCGGTACACGCTGGGTCTCTTGAGGAGGCCCTCGAAGTTGCCGAGGCGGAGTACGAAGAGTTAGGCCAAGTGACTCGGGTACGCCCAGATAGTCATTAGGTAGCACTATAGGGACACAGGCTGTCCCTCTTACTGTTTAAACTTAAAGGAGATTCACCATGGCATTCGCTAAGAAGAAGATTTATACCACCAAGATTGGGACATGTGAGCCGTATGCTTACTTCAACAAGCCGGACTATGGCGGTGAGGGTTTTGAGAACCCACGCGGTACCTACAAAGGTTCCGTAACGTTCAAGAACGAAGACTGTCAGGAGCTGGTAGACCTCATCGTTAAGACCCATGAGGAAAACTACGCGGCGCGTCTGGAAGCGCACGAAGCGAACCCGCCGAAGGTTCAGAAGGGCAAGAAACCTCTGAAGCCGTACGAAGGAGACATGCCGTTCTTCGACAATGGTGATGGAACCACCACGTTCAACTTCAAGTGCTACGGTTCGTACGAGGACAAGAAGACTGGCGAGACCAAGAAGATTGTTCTGGGCGTAGTAGACGCGAAGGGCAAGCGCATTCAGGACGTTCCGATTATCGGCGGCGGTTCCAAAGTGAAGATTCGCTTCTCACTGGTACCGTACGGCTGGTCTGCGGTAGCGGGCGCTTCCGTTAAGTTGCAGCTGGAAGGCGTGATGCTGGTCGAACTGGCTACCTTTGGTGGTGGCGAAGATGACTGGGCTGACGAAGCCGTAGAAGGCGGTTACGAAGCGGACGAACCTCGCAGCCGTAAACCTCAGGAAGACCCGGAAGACTGGTCCGGCGAGGAAGAGGATGACGAGGGCGAAGCTGAAGAAGACGATGACTTCTAATGGCGGGCTATGGGGCCAAAGGGATTCGGAAGGTGGGTGCCTTCCGGTCTGGCCTTGAGGACAAGGTGTCCAAGCAGTTAGAATCAAAGGGCGTCACGTTCGACTACGAATTGTGGCGCATCCCTTACGTTATTCCTGCGAGTGACCACCTTTACACTCCAGACTTCTTGCTGCCTAACGGCATCTTCGTGGAGACTAAGGGTCTCTGGGAAGCCGAGGACCGCAAGAAGCACCTACTGATTCGTGAGCAATACCCGGAGTTAGACATCCGGTTAGTGTTCTCATCGAGTCGCACTAAGATTTACAAAGGGTCGCCCACCAGTTATGCTGAGTGGTGCGAGAAGCATAACATCTTGTTTGCCGACAAATTGATTCCCGTAGACTGGCTGAAGGAGCCGAAGCGTGAAGTACCGTTCGGCAAGTTCAAGCAGAAGAAAGGAGCAAAGTAAGTATGGCCAAGGTTCAATTCACTAAGCGACAGGAGACCTCTCAGATTTTCGTTCACTGTTCCGCCACCAAGGCAACCATGGACGTAGGTGTTCGTGAGATTCGTCAGTGGCACAAAGAGCAGGGCTGGCTGGATGTAGGTTATCACTTCATCATCCGTCGTGACGGTACCGTAGAGGCTGGTCGTGACCAAGATGCTGTTGGTTCACATGTCAAGGGATACAACTCGACTTCTGTCGGCGTGTGTCTGGTTGGCGGTATCGACGCCAAGGGTAACCCTGAAGCAAACTTCACACCTCAGCAGATGAGCGCACTGAAGGGGTTACTGCACGAGCTGAAGGGGACCTACCCAAAGGCTGTCATTATGGCGCACCACGATGTAGCACCGAAGGCTTGTCCGAGCTTCGACCTGCAACGCTGGGTAAAGACTGGCGAACTAGTCACTTCTGACAGAGGCTGATATGATTACTCAGGCCCCCATCATATTCGGATTGCCATTCCTGATAGTTGGTACGCTTTACTGCATCAACAAGGAATGGTTCAACGATGGACAAGAGTAGATAATTAGGTAGCACTACAGGGAGACAATTACGTTTCCCTGTTGTCGCACATTATGTACAAATTATGGTCAGGCTAAGGTGCACTTGGCGTAGCGCTGCGTTTCATTCGGGTTCGATTCCCGGACTGACCACACCAACGGAGATTACTTTATGAGCAAAGAACACATCATCGACATTGCAGTCCTCATTGTTACAATAATGTCCGCAATGGTACTTGGTGCCACCCTTATGTATTCATATCTTAATTGAGGTGACCAATGGAAAACTTAAAGCAACATTTAGTAGATACGTGGCCACTATACGTGTACGCATCGGCATTCGTCATCGGCGCACTTCGAGTGTGGCTGCCATGAGTTATGGTGACTCTCAAGAAGATGGTCAGGAGAGTATCTTCCTGTTCCACGCTCCGTGCGAAAACTGTGGTTCTTCTGATGGTAACTCAGTGTACTCTGACGGGCACGAATATTGCTTCGTGTGTCAACACCGAGTGAGGGGCTCAGAGGAACGCACCGAAAAGCTATCATCGAGAAGACCCAAAGGAGGGAATTACGGGATGAATACACAAGGTTCAGGCTTATTGGTATTCGGCGAGAGTGACGGTCGATACACTGACCTGACCGCTCGTGGTATCTCAAAGGCGACATGTCAGAAGGCTGGCTATTGGGTCGCCAAGGTCAGGGGGACTGCCTATCAGGTGGCCGATTATCGTGACCAGAATGGCTCCATAGTCTCTCAGAAGCTGCGGGACAAGGAGAAGAACTTCTCTACCCGAGGGTCCCACAAGGGGGATGCACTGTTCGGTAAGCACCTATGGAACGGTGGCAAGAAGATTGTCATCACCGAGGGTGAAATCGACATGTTAACCGTGATGCAACTTCAGGACTGTAAGTGGCCTGTGGTTTCTCTCGGCCACGGTGCGTCAGCCGCTAAGAAAACTTGTAGTGCAAACTACGAGTATTTCGATAGCTTCGACCAGATTATCCTGATGTTCGACATGGATGACCCCGGTCGTGCAGCTGTTGAGGAAGCCGCTCAGGTTCTCCCTCCCGGTAAGGTCCACGTGGCCGTGCTAACCGAGAAGGATGCCAACGAGTGTTTACTCAAAGGAAAGGGCAAGGAGGTTCTCGACCAGATATGGAACGCAGCACCTTGGGTACCTGACGGAGTCATCGGGGCGATGTCCATGAAGGACCGAGTGCGTGAGGCCATGACCAGCGAACAGAGCGTAGGATACCTTTTCTCGGGATGCCCGGGACTGAATGACCGAACCTTGGGTGCACGTGGTGGCGAAGTCATCATGGTCACTTCTGGGTCAGGAATGGGTAAGTCTACGTTCGTTCGTCAGCAGGCCCTAGGGTTCGCCAGAGGGCAAGGACTGCGAGTTGGTATGGCGATGCTTGAGGAGTCTGTAGAGGAGACCATGGAGGATGTCCTAGGGATTGCTAACGGTATCCGCTTACGGCAGCAGCCTCGGGAGTTCAAGCAGAAACTGATAGAGGACGGGACGTATGACAAATGGTTCGATGAGCTGTATGGCACCGACCAGTTCCATCTCTATGACTCCTTTGCGGAAGCTGAGGTGGACCGCCTGCTGGCCAAGCTGCACTACATGCGCACAGGGTTGAACTGTGACGTAATCATTCTGGACCACATCTCAATCGTAGTGTCAGCCTCGGAGGAATCCGATGAGCGCAAGATGATTGACCGTCTCATGACCAAGCTGAAAGGGTTCGCTAAGTCAACCGGAGTGGTACTCATTGTTATTTGCCACCTGAAGAACCCGGAGAAAGGTAAAGCTCATGAAGAAGGACGTGCTGTTTCCATTACTGACCTGCGTGGGTCTGGGTCTCTGCGCCAACTCTCTGATACTATCATTGCCCTTGAGCGTAATCAGCAAGGGGACATGCCTAATCTTGTCCTCCTTCGTATTCTCAAGTGTCGCTTTAATGGTATTGGCGTTGGCATTGCGGGGTACATGGAGTACAACGAAAAGACAGGACTCCTTGAACCGTCTAGCTACACTGGCGGAGAAGGAGAGGGAGATACTGGCTGGGAAGGCCACGAAGAAGATGACTACTAAACGTAAATGCAATGGTGCGTACTGCTGGTGCGCCCATGACCCTGAGTATCAATAACCGAAAGGAGAACCATCATGTTTAAACTTATCGAAACTTTAGGCCGTCTGGTCGTCGCGCTGTACATCCATGAAGCCAAGGCACTGAACAAAGCGTCCAAGGTGGAAGCGAAAGCAGCCGCTAAGCTGGCTAAAGCAGCCGACAAGGCACGTCAGGCATCTCTGGATGCAACCGCAGAGGCAGCGAAAGTTGCCGCTAAGGCTCAGAAACTTAAGGAGTTCTTCTAATGACTACCAAAGTTAAATTCCCAGGCAATACCATTCAGCTGTCCGACACCGTTGACCAGTGGGGCCGCAAGGTTCACATCAACGTCCGTAACGACAAGGTAACTCTGGTCTACCGCTGGAAGGCCAAGAGCGACAACCGCGCGCACACTCAGCGTGTGACCCTCGACGACACACAGGCAGCTCGCTTACTGGCATCCGTGGCCGTGGCCGCAACTGTGGCTGTAGGTGAGGACAAGGTGCGTGAGGCCATCCTGAGTAAAGAGGTAGGCTCAACGGCGACCCGACTGGCCGAAGCGTCAGAAGTCAAGTGATAAACTCAAGGTCATTACTATATGTAGTGGCCTTTATGATTATCACACACAACATATTGAGGAGTTACACCATGCGTAAACCTGAAGAGATTCGTAAAGAGATTGATGCCCTGAACAAAGAGCTGGCTGCTGCCAAGACCTATGAGGCCAAGCGTGACGCTGCTGTTCACATTCTGGAGAACCTTGGGTGGACCCACAGTGGCCACAAGGGCTGGCAGAAACCTAAGGATGGACCGAAAGTATCCGACTACAAGGCCCCTCTGAAGGCTGGCGAGTTGGCAACTTGGGAGGATGGGTACATTGGTGGCACAGTCTATATCCGCAGTGTTGGTGACGAATATGCTCAGGTGTCCCACGTTCGTGGTATTAGCAGGCTGGGCGCTGACGTACTGAATGGTAGCTTTGCCGTCAAGAAAAGTAAGTTAACCGTGCGTCCGCGTGAGTATTTCATCGGGCGTCGTTAAGTAACAGGAGACCACTATGTTAGTAACCGATATCGAGGCTAACAACCTCTTAGAGAAAGTCACTCAGTTCCACTGTGGTGTCATTTATGACTACAGAACGGACGAGTACGTATCGTATCGACCTTGGGACTTCTCAGCGTATCTCGATGCGTTGGAAGCTGAGGTGGCTCGTGGTGGTCTCATCGTATTCCACAACGGTCACAAGTATGATGCCCCAGTGTTGACCAAGCTGGCCAAGCTCCAGTTAAACCGAGAGTTCCACCTGCCACGTGAGAACGTAGTGGACACGTTGGTACTTAGCCGTTTGCTGTTTGCGAACATTAAGGACTCCGACATGTCCCTGCTGCGCTCCGGTAAGTTACCCGGTAAGCGCTTCGGGTCTCACGCTCTTGAGGCGTGGGGTTACCGCTTAGGCGAGATGAAGGGTGAGTACAAGGACGACTTCAAGAAGCTCCTTGAGGAACAGGGAGAGGACTATGTGGACGGTGCTGAGTGGATTAGCTTCAACGAGCCGATGATGGCGTATAACGTTCAGGACGTTGTGGTGACTAAGGCGCTCTTAGAGAAGCTGCTGAGTGACGCTCATTACTTCCCGGAAGACCTTGAGTTCTACACTCATGCTTATTCCTTGAACCACCCATTCTGGACTGAATCGTGTGAGGCCGTCTGGCTGGAACACCGAGCCGCTTGGTTACTCGCTAAGCAGGAGCGCAACGGCTTCCCGTTCAACACCCAGGCCATAGAGGAACTCTACGTTGAACTCGCAGGTCGTCGTTCTGAACTACTTCAGACACTCACAGACACTTTCGGGACTTGGTATCAGCCTAAGGGCGGCACTGAGTTATTCCTGCACCCTCGCACCGGGAAGCCTCTTGGTAAATATCCGCGAGTGAAGTACCCGAAGCAGGGTGGCATCTATAAGAAACCCAAGAACAAAGCTCAGCGTGAGGGTCGTGAACCTTGCGAGCTGGACACTCGGGATTACGTAGAGGGCGCTCCGTATACGCCTATAGAGCACGTTGTGTTCAACCCAAGTAGCCGAGACCACATTGCGCTCAAGCTGAAGGAAGCTGGGTGGGTACCTACAGAGTTCACCGAAAAGGGCGCACCTAAGGTAGACGACGAGGTCCTTGAGCATGTGCGTGTTGAAGACCCTGAGAAGCAGCGCTGCATCGACCTCATTAAAGAGTACCTGATGATACAGAAGCGTATCGGTCAGGCGGCTGAGGGAGACAAAGCGTGGCTACGTTACGTTCAAGAGGATGGTAAAATTCATGGTTCAGTCAATCCTAATGGTGCCGTTACGGGCCGGGCCACTCACAGCTTCCCGAACCTCGGGCAAGTACCGGGCGTGCGAAGTCCTTACGGCGAGCCTTGCAGGGCTGCTTTTGGTGCTGAGCATCACCTTGACGGCCTCACTGGTCTACCTTGGGTACAAGCTGGTATCGACGCCTCCGGTCTGGAATTGCGGTGTCTCGCACACTTCATGTCCAAGTACGACGGGGGAGCTTATGCAGACGTTATTCTTAACGGGGACATCCACACGGTAAACCAGCAGGCCGCAGAGTTACCAACGCGAGACAACGCCAAGACCTTCATCTACGGATTCCTTTACGGAGCGGGCGATGAGAAGATTGGACAAATCGTTGGAGCAGGTAAGGAACGCGGAAAGGAACTCAAGAAGAAATTCCTTGAGAACACCCCAGCAATCGCAGCGTTGCGCGAAGGAATCCAGCAGACCCTCGTCGAGTCATCTCGATGGGTTGCCGGAGAGCAGAAGGTCAAATGGAAACGACGCTGGATTAAGGGACTGGATGGAAGAAAGGTACACGTTCGGTCACCACATGCTGCGCTCAACACGTTGCTTCAGTCAGCGGGTGCGCTCATTTGTAAGCTGTGGATTGTCGAGACTGAAGAGTTACTTCTCAAGGCTGGCTTGAAGCACGGCTGGGATGGTGACTTTGCGTACATGGCGTGGGTCCACGACGAAATCCAAGTAGCGTGCCGGACCCCAGAGATTGCACAGCAGGTGATTGAAATAGCGCAGCAAGCTATGCGTAACGTTGGGGAACACTTTAAGTTCCGTTGCCGTCTGGATACAGAAGGTAAGATGGGTCCAAACTGGGCCGTATGTCACTAATAATACAGGAGATTTATCATGGCTATTACCAAGCGTTTCAAGGTTACTTTCGAGGTGACCAGCGTTATTGACAGTGAGTCCGAGAAGAACCTCAGCGAGACAGTTCTGCGTGTTGCACGTATGGTTGCCAAGGGTGAGAAGGTGGACAACTTCAAGCTGGGCTTCCTTGAGGCAGCACTCAGTGGTGGACCAGACGAAGCGGCTGCATATTGTATCCGACACGGTCTGCGCTCAATGGTCAAAGAGGCCCATGACGACCTTTCGTTTAACGAGAAGAAACTTATGCGCTTCTCCCCAGCAATCGTGAGGGTGACCAAGTGAGTGAATACCTTAAAGTTCTGGCGGCCCTCAAGGGCTGCCCTAAGTCCTTCCAGTCGAACTACGTGCGTAACAACGCTGCGTTAGTCGCTGAGGCTGCGAGCCGTGGTCACATTTCGTGCCTGACCATGAGTGGTCGCAATGGTGGCGCTTGGGAAATTACCAGTGCCGGAGTGAAATTCCTTAAGACCCATGGAGGTTGCCTGTGAGTAAGCACACATTGTTATCCTTCAGCGACTACCGGGCAACCCAGAAGATTGCCAAGGGTGTCCTTGTGATGGATGGTGACTGGCTGGTAGTCCAAGCCATGAGTGCCGCTGAGTTCGATGCCTCTTGGGAGGAGGAGATTTGGCACCGTTGCTGTGACCACGCCAAGGCCCGCGAGATTCTGGAGAACTCCATTGAATCCTACAAGGGCCGCAAGAAGGCATGGAAGAATGCCGACGTTATCCTAGCGTTCACTGACCGTGTCAACTGGCGAAAGCTGCTGGTGGACCCAACGTACAAAGAGAATCGCGCAGTCGTCAAGAAGCCTGTAGGTTACTTCGAGTTCCTTGAGTACGTCTTTGAGACCTACACGTGCGTCCTTGAGCCTCAGCTCGAAGGCGATGACGTGATGGGTATCATAGGGTCTAACCCTCTCGTGTACAATTACGAGAAGGCCGTATTGGTCTCCTGTGACAAGGACTTTAAGACCATCCCGGACTGTGACTTCCTGTGGTGCACGACTGGTAACATCCTCGTGCAGACTCAGGAGACAGCCGACTACTGGCACCTCTTCCAGACTATCAAGGGTGACATCACCGATGGTTACGGCGGGATTCCCGGATGGGGCGATACCGCTGAGGACTTCCTCAAGGACCCATTCATTGTGGAGCCTGTAACGTCCGTGCTGAAGTCCGGCAAGAACAAGGGCCAAGAGGTAACCAAGTGGGTGAAACGCGCTCCTGAGCCGGGAGAGACGCTCTGGGACTGCATTAAGTCCATTGGTGCCAAAGCAGGGATGACCGAAGCGGAAGTAATCAAGCAGGGCCAGATGGCTCGCATCCTCCGTTCTGATGAGTACAACATCGAGACTGGGGAGATTACTCTATGGCAACCGGGCAGCTGATTCTTATCGTACTGACCATGGGCTTAATCGCTCGTGGTCTCTGGATGTTGGCCTTGATTATCAAGCAGATAGTCGAGCACAAAGCAGAGTGATAAACTCATGGGCACTAATTAGGTAGCACTATAGGGAAGTGCCCATTATGATTATTACTTAAAGATTACTTAAAGAGGAGACTCAAATGTTAAAACCTATAGAGCACATCCTTAACAATCCTAATGACCTTCCTGACGTACCGCGAGCTGTCAAGGAGTACCTACAGTCTCGCTACAATGCTGACTTCCTGTATCAGTCAGAGGTCCGTAAGCTGCGTGAGGCTGGCCACAGCGAGGAGTTCATCTCCGGGGTACTATATGGTCACTACATGGCTTCTCGTGTCCTTGACGAGATGGAGGGACGTCAGCGTGCACTCAAAGAAGGAGATTGATTATGTGTTTCTCACCTAAGATGAAAGCACCTAAGGTTGACACAACGACTGTCCCTGAGCCAGCCCCACTAACCGAGGAACCTAAGGGTATCCAGTATGGTGGCGACGAAGACTCAAACAGCACCACTCCTGAGGTGTCAGGGCGTAAGTCACTCAAGGTGGCCAAGACGACCGAACCTACAG